GTGGCAAAAAACCGCTATTTTTTTAATTTTGTCCTGAGTCAGTTGAAAAGAAGGCTAAAAGCCAAGCGTGGTAAAAGTTTCGAGTTTTTTGGAAAATATTCCAGAAATTTTCTCAAAACCCCTTGACATATCCAAAGTACCACGGTAATATAAAGGCATGGGGCAAAAAAAACACCACAGAGCGCCCCGCAGAGCAAAACCTAGAAAACTAAAGAGGATTAAAGATATGTTATTCGCTTCCAAAATCAATCAAGTCTCGACAACGATCGCTAACATTTCTCAAGAGATTGAGGATTTACAGAAAAAAATTGAATGGCTACGGGGTGAAAAGCTTGAGTTAGAACAGTACCAGCAGCAGTTAGGAAGTGCCGAAAACGCATCAGAAAGTGCGATCGAGCAGATTAAGACTGCTTTAATGATGATTACTGCGATTAGTCCGACAGAAGTGCAAACATTTAAGGGTGCGATCAATTCTCTGTTCGATTGTGAGCGTCCGCAGTTAGCGGCTTGCAGTGAGCCTGTCGAATCTGATCCAGACCCAGAACCAGAGCCAGAACCGCCTAGTATTGAAGCTAAAGCAGTAGTTGAATCGGAATCTTTTACTGGGGAATTCCCCAGTGAGACTAAGGACGCAGACCCACTTGCCCCAATCGAAATTGAGGAAAATGATCCTGACACAATTGGTGATGATTTAAAAGCTACTACGGCACTATTTCATGTAAAGATTAATCAGCTTCGCACCCTGTGCAAACAACGCGGACTAATCGCATCTGGAAATGCTGGCGATTTGCGGCGGCGCATACTTGCCGACAATATTACGGCGCAGGAGGTGGAAGATTTCCGTTCGAGTGTAGCCTAAAAGTAATCAAGCAGGTAGTTAAAACTACCTGCTTTTAAAAAATGCAAAAACAATGAGAAGTAATTGGATTCCTGTTTTTTTGATTAGTTTAGCAGTGATTACTCATTATCTAGACTTAAGGCTAGGAATAGCGCGAGAAAACAGTATATCGCTTGGATTGCTGACATCTGGGACGACTTTGCTAAATCTAAATTTTAGAGGTTCAAATGACAATAATTAAGGCGAAATTTGACACTTTTCTTAAAAAGACTCCGAACCAAGCTTCTAGCTTAAAAGCTGAAGATTTGATTTTTGCGGAGAAAGATCGCACTTATCCCGTCGATCAGGTCTTGAGTCAGTCGGGATTGCATATTCAGGTTAAACTTGGCTACGGCGCGGATATTTGGTGGTTATTTAAGCCGCACTGGGATTTGTCTGCTTTGCCTAATACTTCGGTGGTGACGGCGGTTTTTCGGCTTTCTCTTTCTGTGAATCGATCTTCTAAGTTGATTGAAGGTCATTTGAATTTTTATCGGGGTGGCAATATAGAAATAGGTGTGGGTGCGACCAGTGGCGCAATCGGGTATCAGTTTCGGGGAGCGGAAAAAATTAGAGGCAAAGGGCCAATACCAGAAGGTCGTCTGTGGAAGATTAATACTGGGGGGTATTGGCTTGATACGAGGGGAGTTGAAGGAATGTTTTATCACATTACCCCTGACCCCTACAAAGGTGATGGATTTGTAAGGGCGGAAATTGGCTTGCATCGAGATGCTAATGCGCCGGGTAGTGCTGGTTGCATCGTAGTTACAAATAGCCAAATGTTTAATGGCACTATCGTGCCTTATCTTGCGGCTTTACGTCGGGAGCAAAAATCGATTGATTTAGCGGTCGAGTATAAATAGCAAAGGCTCCGAACATTACAAAAGCTCCGAACATTACAAAAGCTCCGAACATTACAAAGGTAAGGGGATTTTAAAGGTTACAATGAATCTTAATCCTTACTAGGGATTGAAACATTGTTTTGTGTCATATCGGGAGGGGATACCCCCCGTTACAATGAATCTTAACCCCTACTAGGGATTGAAACCACCCTCCCTTTTTCTTGCCATGCCTAGCATTCGTGACAAGAATGAATCTTAATCCCTACTAGGGATTGAAACTACCCTCCCTTTTCTTGCCATGCCTAGCATCCGTGACAAGATCGACTATTTAACCGACATTGCCGAGCAACGTCCCCTAACTCGCTCTGATTTTTCTGCTTCCAGTGAGATTCTTTACGGTAAAAGCCGTTCTGCCCCAAGCCACGCCAAAAGATCAGCTGCTTTTGTAACAAGCCCTGATCTACGCCAAAAGGAACACACATCAAAATCTACCCCACCGCCCCGATTTAGTCCTGGGGAGGTTGAGGTGATTAGGGAATTGTATCAAAGCGGCGGGGTTGATTATGAGGATTTGAGAAATTGGTTAGGAGTGGCTAAAAGTACGATCTGTCACGTCATTGCAAGGAAAGGCGCTTACCGGCGCAATTTTGCCACGGACTATTAATGCCTACTTCTTTTGAAATCGCCAAACAGACAGGGATTCCAGATCGCACGATTCGGTATTGGCAAGCGCAGGGAATTGTGCCTAAGTCAGGAGAAATGCTCGAAATTCTGACTGCAATAATTGCTCACTATCAAAAAGAGAATAGTTCTAACAAGGAAAAAAAGGGCGCTCTCTACGAGGAGGAAGTGCGTTTAACTAGGGCGCGGGCTGATAAGGTAGAGTTAGAAGTCGCTGAAAAAGAAGGCACTTTAATTAAAGTGTCGGAAGTGGTAAAAGTTTGGTCTGATTATATTCTTGCTTGCCGAGCTAAGTTGCTGTCAATACCGACAAAATTGGCTTATGAATTAGCTGGAGAAAGCGATCCTTTGGCTATAGAAAGTATATTAAGAGAGGTAATCGATGAAAGTTTAGGGGAATTAGCGAGGCCGGAATTTGAAGGAAGCCCAACAGCTACTAGCGCAGACGGCGACGGCGTTTCAGCCACCGCCGAGGTTGACGCTGAGTGAGTGGGCTGATACTTACCGGCGATTATCCCCGGAAAGTAGTGCCGAACCGGGACAATGGCGCACGGCACGAACTCCCTATCTTAAAGAGATTATGGATAGCATTGGCACTTGTGAGCGGGTGGTATTTATTAAGTCGTCTCAGGTGGGCGGGACGGAATTAATTAATAATTTGGTGGGGTATTACATCCATCAGGATCCGGCTCCGATTCTCAGCATTAATCCTACTTTGGAAATGGCGGAAACGTGGTCAAAGGATCGGCTAATGCCCATGTTGCGAGATTCGCCGGCTTTGGTGGGGAAGATTGATACTCGATCGCGTAAATCGGGAAACACAATCCTGACTAAAAAGTTCCCAGGGGGACACATAACTATGGCGGGAGCTAATTCCCCTTCTAGTTTGGCCTCCCGTCCTGTGCGGGTGGTGGTTTGTGACGAGGTGGACCGCTATCCTTTTAGTGCGGGGTTTGAGGGCGACCCGGTAGAATTGGCCGTTAAACGGACAACGACTTTCTGGAATCGGCGCGTGGTACTGGTTTCCACGCCGACGATTCGAGGGGCATCTCGGATCGAGAGCGAGTACGAGCGATCGGATAAGCGTCGCTATTTTATTCCCTGTCCTCACTGTGGACAAGAACAGCATTTAGTTTGGGGACAAGTGAAATGGGAACCGGGAGACCCAGAAGGCGCTTGGTATGAGTGTATTGATTGCGGCAAGAAAATTGAGCATCGTCACAAGCAGGCTTTTTTGAGGGCTGGTCGCTGGGTTGCCACGCAATCTGGCTCAAAAGTGGCTGGATTTCACATCAATGAGCTTTATTCTCCCTGGAAATCTTTCGGGGATGTGGCCAAGGATTTTCTTAAGGCTAAAGATGATCTGCAATTGCTTAAGGTGTGGGTCAACACTTCTCTAGGTGAATCTTTTGATGAGGCCGGGGGCGAGGGGATTGAGTGGCAGCATTTAAGCAATCGGGCCGAACCTTATCAACCTTTGACGGTTCCCCACGGGGGACTATTGGTCACGGCGGGGGTTGATGTGCAGGGAGACCGGCTATCGGTGGGGGTTTATGCTTGGG